TATAGTTCTCGTGTATCTAGAGCTAAACCTATCTCACCTTCTGCTAAAGGTTCTGGTAGATCTGTTCTATTACCTCTACGATTTTTTAATCTAACGTAAGTTGTTGCCATAATTTTTGTTCCTAAATATATTACTATTTAGTTGCGTTATAGTATTGTTCTACTTTGTTTAACCAAATATCTGTATAGTGCTTAAATTCGCTTTGTTCTACAACAAACTCCTGGTATTTTCCCGAGTGTGATACAATAAAGATTAAACCCGTGTTTATATCTGTTCCATACACTTCGTTGTGTGCTAGGGCATAAGCGGCACATTGAACAAAATAATCTTCGATCCATTCTCGCTTTTTAATCTGTCTAGAAGTTTTAAAATCTCCTATAGCACCTTTACCTTTGTACTGACAAACCATATCAGCCGTTCCGGCGTAAAGTCCAGGAAAACACAATCCTTGTTCAATAGCCCAAACTTGTTCAACGTCTTTCATTCCTTGTTCAATAATTACATCACTTAATTCTTTTGCTTGTTTGTAAATTAGATTATTACCAACAGGTCTTTCTGTTCCTTCGATATAACATTCTAAATGTTTATGAGTTATTGTACCTAAGTTTGCTGACTCGGTCACTATACGTTGTGCTTCAGCATTACCAACTCTTTTTTTCCAGTTGTTAATTGCTGTCATGTCTTTGCCATGAGAAAGTATTGTGGTCACCGACGGTACTGCTTGTCCGTTACTGTCCAAGTAATGACGCTTACCTTCTATGGTCTTACGTTTTAAATGTGAGTAATTGAATTTATCTACTAGTAATGTCAAAATTAAAGATCTCTATCAATGGTTTTCTTTGCAAGTTTATTAACTTTCTTTTCATTATCCATTGTAGCATCTTTAGAGTGTTGTGTCAAACTATTACTTGTATTTAGGACAACCTTTTGTCCATTAACACTTTTAACAATTTTTAAGTCTTTTAGTAAATCTCTTATAGAATTAGCCGTAACATTAAATCCTTCTTGCTTACCATTTAATTGTTTTACCAATTTATCTGTTTCAATTTCTGATTGCCCATTAGCTACCAAAGTTATTAACAAATTCATCACTTCTGATTTGATTTGTGTAAGGTAACTTTCAGCGATCTCTTGCTGATTAAGTACTTCCGACAATTTCATGATTTACTCTTTTCTGGCTCTGCCTAATGGCTCGTCAGCTGGTCCTGAAGCTGAATCATCACCATCAGTTGAAGCATCACTATCTGATTTAATTTCATCTTCTAAGTCGCCACCTAATTCGTCTTCTAAGTCAGGTGTTTCATCGCTCATGTTTGATGAAGCTGGTGCTTCGCCTTGAAGTTTTAATACTTCATTGTTTACAGCATCTTTTGTTTCTTTAGCAACTTGTAATAAGTTATCTAGTGATGCTGAAACTGAATCTCTAAAAGCAACTGCTTGGTCCATGCCAAATTCATTTGCCATTTGATCAACAATCGCCGCTAGGTCTTCGTTTTGCATTTTGCTAACTTTCTCAATCATGCTTTGTACTTCTTCTGGCATTTGTTGAGATGCTAAAACTGTTTGTGCTTGTTCTAGCTCTGCTGTGTCTTCAGTAACTTCTTCTTTGTCACCTTGTTTTTTAGCAATCGCTTTTTGTAATCCAGCTGGTAATTTTTTCTGTGCCGCTGTTAATTCTTCGTTAGCTTTTTCTTTATCATCTGCCGCTTTTTTCATTGGCTCAGTTTTGTTACCGTCTTTGTCTAAATCTAAAAAGTCTGGTTTTGCCGCTTCAGTAGTTTCTGTGCTACCTACTGGACTGTCTTGTCCTGCATCGTTGCTATCAGCAGATGGAATATCTTTCTCATCAATATGACCAATCATTAAAACTACTGCTTCAGAAAGCAATAAATTTTTTGCATATTGTGGATTTTCATGATATGTATTAAAAGGCAAAGATCTTTTTAATGACTCACGTTGAGCATCAAGATCTGCTTTAGCTTTATAAAGCTCTGCTAATGACACATTATCGTATACTTTAAAGCCATACGTTTCATCTAACCAACGACTAACACGTTCAATACGGCTTTCATACTTGGATTGTAGATCATTTAATTTCATAACACTTTTATTTAGTCTTTTAACTGATTAATTTCATCTTTGTATTTGTCATTAATACTATCTCTTAGATCAGTACAACGGGTTTTAACCTCTTCAAATGCCATTTTAGCCTCATTATGGGCTTCTTTATCATCTGATAGTTGTCTCATTTCTTGCTTTTTTTTATATATTTCAGCTATTAATTCTACATATTTTGTATGCTCATCAAGTATATCTTGTATTTGTGCATGATCCATATTCATACCAGTTGATAGTCTATGTGTGATCATGTATGCTATTTCATACAATCTTATACCAGTAACATACTCATCGCGAGATACATAATCAAGTATGTCAAATGTCTTTTTTGGACCATGTTGTATCTTGATTAAAAACTTACCTACTTGTACACCTTCTTTAGTTTTACGTGTGTGTCTTGCTGTTTGGAATTCTTTATCATGAACATTCTTGATAATAGTTCTGATCTCAGCCATTTGTTCTTTAGCTTTACCTTTAGTTTTTTTAAATCTTTGTAATTGATTTTCAATATGATCTAAATAGTCAGAGGGTATTTTAGTGTGTTTGTGTAATATCCTAATGAATCTAAAATGTTCAATACAATCCGTAATTGTAGGGAAATTCTGATAACCTTTGTCCTTGCTTCTATTTGCAAGTTGTCTTCTATCATCTTCTCGTGTCATATTTGCCATCGTAAAGTTTTAAGTATAACTTTATATTATTACATTTCAACAAAAAGAGCAAGTCTTTTTTTATCTTCTTCTTAATGATTTATTCATAGCGGCTACCCTTCTAGACGCTGGATTGAATCTTTTTGTGAATTTAATTTTTCTTGTTAGCCTTGCACCCATTCTGCTTCTTAATTTTTTCATTTGAAAACGTTTTTTGATATCTAGTGGTGCTGAACATACTGATGGATTAGACACTATTCTGCCCTTTTTTCTACCAAAAGTACAACGATATTTTCGTACTACTTCTCTACCTTTTTTGCCATAAACAATTTTGGCTTCTTGTACTGGAAAAATATCACTAATAAGCATTATCTTTTTCCTAACTTTATAGGTTTAGTTCTTCTTCTTGACTTAACTTGTTTATTCAAGCCCTTAACAATCTTTGATATAGGATTATATTTTTTTGTGAATGTTGCTCTTTTACCTTGGATAGTTGACTTGCCTGCTCTTGTTGTTTTCATTGTTTGACGCTTTTTAATATTGATAGGTGCTGTACACGTTTCAGGATTAGCTACTATTCTTCCTTTACGTGGGCCAGCCGCACAACGAAATCTTTTTTTGACTTTGTTTTTATACTTGCCAAAAATTTGCGGAGTTCCTTCAAATATTTCATTAATTAACATATATTATCCTAGTGTTGATATAATAGCTGGGCCAAACATTGTTGATACATACATTGTCAACATTGTAAAGAACATGGTTCCTGCTGTCCAAAGGATTATTTTTTGAACTTTATCAAATCCTTTTTCCATCTGTGCTTCTATTTTTTCCATTCGTGCATCTACACGATCAAATCTATTGCTGATTTCTTCATGTCGTTCACGTGATAAAGCCACGTGTACTTGTAAGCTATCTGATTCAATATCGTTTGCTGGTGCCATTTTTAATTTTGCCTCCGGTTTTTGCTCCATTCTACTGCTCCTTTGTAATCTTAGTATTTGTATTTAACCCTTTTGTTATAATAGTGTTGTCAAATAAAACTACCTCATTTAAACGTTCTTTAAGCACACCTACAGGATCATTATTAAGAGCAAATAAGTCCTTTTGTTCTACTCCAAATTTAAATGTATATCCATTAGATGTCTTTTCCGGTTTAGTAAAAAACAGTATTTTTTCATATATTGATATTAGCTGACGTATATGATCAAAGTCTTTTTCTTGATCACTTTCTGTTTCTTCATTGTTATATGCTAATTCAATATCTGTAGTAATACAATATATTTCAATTGTGTCTGCTATTTTTACATATGAATTTTTCGTAGTATTTAAAGTATACATTATTTGACTAAAGCACCTTTGGCCACACTTTTTCTAATTTTTTGCTGTGGTCTGATTTTATCTTTTAGAGCTCTTTCTCTTCCCATATCTCTTAATGCTTGATGTAGTTCACTTCTTGGTGCGTATGCTTGAATAAAATGCATTGTGGAATGTACTGCATTATTTTTATCTTTGGTTTTCATATAAGGAAAGTCAACTGCCCAACGTCTCAACTTTTTAAGTTCTCCCGAAGTTACTCTAAGCTGTCTTTCTAATTTTAACATAATTCTTACTGATAAATCTGGCTTAATCATTCCTCCAGCAATATAATATAAAAATTCTTTAATCAAAATATCATTAGACTGTAATCTATCAATAAATGTTTTGCTTGATTTTTCTTGATCAAATTGTATAATACTACCACTACCAATCAAGCTATGTACTAACAAGTACAAATCAGTTCCATTGGTTCTAAAATAATCAAAGTTATTATAGCTCAAAGTTCTTCTAGCATATACCTGAGCTATATTCTTATATTTGTATTCTTCGCTCAATATTAATAAAGCTACACAATAAGCATAAACTAATTCACTTACTTGTGGTGCTGTAAACTTTCCGATGTCTTGTCTTGATCTAAATGCTCTGCTCTCTGTTAGATCATTAACTAAACTTAATTCATATTCTTCTTTTGCAAAATTCTTTCTACTGAAATCTAGCCTATCAACAACTTTAATAGCACTACCAATCCTATCAACTGCTACAAAACCTTCTTGATCTCTGACCACATACTCGTCGCCTTCTTGATCAAATGCATCAATTTGTTTAATATTTTTTAGCTTCTGATACAAAGTATTTTTAATTGCTGTGAGCTTTAGCCAAGCACTATACCATGATTCAATTTGTGATTTATTACTTTGCCAGTATAATTTCCATTGCTCCAAGTCAGCCAATCTACGTTGACCTGCTGAGCCTTCTCTACCTGTTTTCAATTTAGCAATAGCCTTTTCAACTCTTTGTTCGTAGTCTACTGCAAAGTTATTGAAAAACTGTTTTGGATCTTGTGTAATTTCTCCTGCTCTAATCATATTATTATGATTAGCATGAACTAATTGTTTAAAATCTTTTCCTACTTCTTTTGCTTCTAACCAGTCAAATATATTTCCTGCGGAATTAATATATTTCTCTGCATCGTTGATAGCATTTGTAACAGCTTTATATTCACCTGCTGTTAAATTTACAATACCAGTATAGTCTTTGATATATGCATCATCATACCAAACATCATCAGTTTTGTTTAATCCAGCTATGTCAACATCAAAACTTGCTGTCATTGATTCTAAATTACTGCCACTGTATGATGTATGGAATACTATTCCAATTTTTGCTCTTTGCATTTTTTCTGCTAGTTCATTGTGCTGTGGAACTGCATAAGTTATTGTATTTGGTTTAAATGATATGTAAGGTTGTCCTTTATAGTTTACTGGCTTTAAATCACCTTGTGTAAACATTAGATCGCCTTGTAATACATTTTCAATACCTAATTTAGATAGGTGTGTAAATGCTATTAACAACTTATTACGCAAACCTGCTTTACTTACTTCTTCACCATTCTTAATAGTATCAGGGTGATTGTTTATAATATCATCTCTGGACTTATTAAGTTTAGGATCTTTGTTGAATACACCTTTAGTACCTACAAAGAATTTACCATCACTGGGATCCGTTCCACAAAATATTGCAGGTGATCCGTCCCATTTAATAGTAAGATTAAATTTTTTAGGACTAGATGACTTTGCTACTTGTGAAAGATTTCTTAAAAACTCAACTGCTTTTAAGGCTCCTGCTTTGCCTTGAAATAAGGCTAAATCTTCAAGGTGTGTAAGATGAAGATTTGTGTTTTCGTTGACATTATTGAGATCATTTACTTTCATTTGATTCGTTTAACTTCTTAATACCTCGTTCAAATTTTTTCGGGTCTTGTGTCTTAATACTATTAACAAATCTTTTAATTAAATCGTCTGCTACTGCTTCATCATACGTTTCATATATCATTTTGGTAAGGTTAATAGCTGACGCTATAACATGATTTGCTCGTGATTCCATGACATTATTCACATCGGTGTGTGGAACAACTCTGCTAATTTCTTGTAATATTGAACGTGTATGTTTTTTCATAGTATCCTCTTCAAATATTTATTAAAGATTTTATGTCCATTTACATACATTTATAAGATTATTCTAATTCTTCAAAGTTTTGACGCTGACTTTTCAATAAATCTCGCAAACTTTTAGCATTTTCAGTCTTTTCTGCTACCACACTACCTTCTGATTTTTCAGAAACTGTTGATGTTCTTTTACGTATTGATGCTGTCAATACATCTGATGATGTTGGCATTATGTTATCATCATCTTCATTTAGGTCTGTGATTCTTAACTTGTCAATATCAAATGCTAGATCAACTTTAGCACCAACACCTCCACTTGATCTTGTTTTAATTAATTGTATCTGATACCTACCTCTTTCACGCATGGCTCTACTTGTAAAGATACCTATCACGTTATCTGCTGTATTAATTTTACTGATACCACCTGCAATATGACTCATATCATATTCTACTTCTTCTACTGCACCTCTGTTTAACTGCGATGCTGTTACTAATACACAATGTTGTTCTACAGCAAAATTTCTTAGTTCTTCTGATACATATTTGTCTTTAATAAACATCTCAGATGGAGATATCTTTTTATTATTAGGCATCATCAAGTCTAAGTAATCTACTAATATAACATCAGGTGCTACACCTTTATTAATTGTATATTCTTTTACATACGTTCTTAAATCATTTGTAGTTCCACCTGATGCTATATATTTGATTTGAAACTTTCCAGAATTTTTAGATTGTAATTTAACTGCTAAATCTACATCATCTATCTTTTTAAATATCTCATTTGTTGGAATACCTGTTGTCATTGCATCAATTCTCATTGATGATAGTTCTTCACTTAACTCAAATGTAAAGTATAAAACATTGAGACCTTTTTGTACCCAATTCAAAGATAAGTTTTGTAAGAACAAACTCTTACCAGAACCCGATGTTCCAGCAAATATATTAAGCTCACCTTTATTAAAACCACCATATAATTTTTTATCTAGCCCAGACCAGCCAGTAGTTACTGTACCATTGTTGTCTTTAAGTGCTAATAATCTTTTCTTTGGGTCATCAAAATAGTCAGTACCTAAATCCTTTGTTAGTCCAATACGTACTGCCGCTTTAATCATTTCTTCAACAGGTCCATACTCACCTTTTTCTAATAAATCAGTTGAATCAATAATTGCTTTTTCTAATGCTTTGTGTCTGCAAAATACTTCAAACTCATCCAAGAACCATTGCTTTTGTGTGTCATCAATATCTGGTACCAATGATAATTCAATATCAGTTTTTGCTTTAACTTGATCTAGTGTTGGTAATTTTTTATATTTTTCACAATACTCAATAATCATTGCTACTACATCAAAATATTGTTTACTGAAATATTTTCCGTCAATTATGTTTCTTACTCTAGCATACAGTTCTGGATCTGTAACTAAGAACTCTAAGAATAATTTTTGTAAATCGTTGTTATACACTGATGGCATTGTTACATTATACTTTCATTTTTTTCATTTTGCAAGTACTTCCAGCTAATTGGAAAACTTTCTTTGCAATTATCATTGATTATATTAGCCACTTGTTGTGTTTCTAATTGGGTATCCTTAGCACATCTCAATTGGCATACTCTAGCAAATGCATATAAAGTTCCACTCCAATACCATTCGGTCATCATTGATTGTGGCAATACCATTCTTGCCATTTCAGGTGCTACACCTTTTTCAATCATTGTGTTGTATAGTATTAAACAACTTTCCATTGTTGTTTCCAAGTTATGATCAATAGTTTCTCCCAACTTAACTGTTCCATCACTGCCTTGTTTACTATCAATTGGCCTGCCTCTCCATGAATCTGGTTTATATAATTCAGGTGGAAAATCAACATATCTTCTGCTGATTTCATTCCAGCTCAATCCAACTTGATGTTTAACTAATTGTCTAGCAACAAATATCGGTGCTTTAATTCTAAATTGTAAACTACAATGGGCAAATGGTGACCAATGATTATGTGTTGCAAGAAACTTTATTAGTTTCTCATCTGATAAGTCAAACTCAGTTTTATTCTTACCATAACTGACCCTTGCGGCATTTACTACCGTGAGGTCTGATCCCATTTTATCAATTAGTTCTACGTTCAATTTATTCTCCTAATATGTTGATACGATTTTATCTGCTATTCCATATTTTACTGCCTCTTTGGCACTCAACCATCTGTCTTCAGGTGGTAGTAAAATATCTCTAACTTTCTTTTCACTTAAACCA